CTACGATAACCGCGCATTCAACATGGCTATCTGTTCGTCGTTCATGTCATCAATCCACATACCGTAAATTTCATACACCATCTGCGCAGTTTCATGCCCCATTTGGCTGGCTATAAATGCCGGGTTCGCTCCTGCCGTCAACAGCCAGCAGGCAAAAGTATGCCGCGTATGGTACGGATTACGGCGGCGAATACCAGCACGTTTTACTGCTGCATTCCACCTTGCCCCCAAACTGCTTACCGAGTAATAAGGTTTTTGTTTTCCGTTACACACCCTGGGCATGAAAACAAAATGCAGTTTTTGCTTTTCGGTTCTGCCGTACTCCCGATGATAAAAGGTGATTTCGCTTTTGCGATGATGCCCGGTCAGTTTGTATTGCTCCTTCAGTGCTTCAAGAGCAGGCTGCAGTAGTGTTACTGTTCGGATCCCGGCATTTGTTTTTGGGGGACCGAACATATCAAGTATCGTCAGGTTTCTTCTGACATTCACTATTCCCTTTTCGAGATCCACATCCTCCCACGCCAGAGCTGCCAGTTCCCCGTGACGAAGTCCTGAGTAAACGGCAAATTTCCACAAGTTCTGGCTCTGTCCTTTTTCACTTTCCATTAATGCATTGAATTCTGTTTTAGATAACGGATCAGGCTTTATTCTGTTTCGCTGTAATTTTTTTACTCCTTCAAATGGTTTGGTTGATATAAATCCCGACTGATACGCAAAACGCAACAGCGAACAGAGCAGGGCGATATAGTTATCAACTGTGCGCACGGTTCTTCCTTTTTTGTTGGATCTTGGATTATCCAGGTAAAGCGTTTCTCCATGCAGCAGTTCATTCCGGTAGTTTAAGATATCGCTATAACGAATATGTGATATCGGGGTACTTTCACAAATTATTATTCTGAGTGTTTTTAATTGTGATTTCGTTTTCTTCATTGTGTTTGTTGTTAACTCTGTCTCTTTAATTTTTGTCCAGATATCACAAAGCTCTCCGAACGTTTTTATGACTCTCGTTGTCACCATTTTTGCCCCAGTGCTGGACTGGGGAAAACGTCTTAAATACTCAAATTCACCGGAGTTTATTTCATGAACTATCAGCGCTCTTAAATTTCCGGCCTTTTTAATATTACTGTTTGTAATCTCCCAGCCTTTTAATGTTTCCCGACATCGTTTTCCTCGAAACATGAACCAGATGCGAATGTATCTACCTCTAATCTCGACACCTGTTGGTAATTTAGACATATCATGAGTCTTTGATAAACTGATTTATCTTTGGATAGTTGTACCAGATAATCCCTCGTTTGCTGTCTGGCTTACCTAAAGGAGATACTCGTTTGAAGTGGAAGCCCTCCACCCAACAGTTCTGGCGGTATGCTTCAATTTGTCTGGCCCCCAGACCAGTGCGAAGCATCAGGCCGTATTCAACCATCCACTCTTCATTAAAGATTACTTGTGCCATCGCATCACCTCTGGCAGGCGCCAATGTTAGACTGAAATTGACGCCCGATGTTGATTATTAATAATCAGCTATGAAGTTTTAATTTGAATACAATGCAATTCTCGAGGACTGAAGTTTCTCGCAATTAAAATTTATCAGTTTTACTTTCTGCTCTCTGGAAACGCCTGCTTCTTTTTTACCTGAGAGCATTTTTTCGCATTCTGATTTCGTTAGTTTAGATTTTGAATATCTTGTCCAGTTAGTAGGAGTGCCACCTTCCTTTTCAATAGTGGCGGTAATTTTATACATGAACACCTCCATTATTATTTCCAGTGGTTCGTTTATTCCATCTTTCGAGTGCTTCTTTTTCACTTCCACCATAACCGGTTCGGGATTCGCATCCGTTACACTTCGCTCGGTAATATCCTGAAATGGCTTTCACCGTTACTGATGGACAACCACAAAATGGACATGGTTTAACATTGTCATATCTCATAATTTTTCTCATAAAAAATATTTCAAGTTGGCGGTGCATTACACCGCCAGGCTGAATTATTCCTCTGAATTATCGATTACACTGTATTCCCCGGTTAATACAGAGGAATCTGCAGGATCGATTGTCAGTGGTTCCTTTTCATCCATTGATACTGCACGCTGGATCTCAATTGATACGGGCAGATATTTGAACAGGCGACGAATAGCCGTTTTCTTTGCCATTTCTTCCCAGTGAGTTACCCACGGCCCGTTATTACCAGCTTTACTCAGGCTGCGCACCAGCTCAATCTGTTTGCGCGTCATAACTTCAAACTGAGTACCTCCGTCTTTCAGTCTTGCGACAGCATAGACGTGGGTAACCGGGGCATCTTCGTTTTCTCCCGGGCGGTGTATTAACTTTTCATCAAGGCCAAATTCGAAGCTAAACTCGTCACCTTCACGGACAACACGGGCTGACAGGCTGGCGATTTGACCAGAACGGCGAGCCAGATCAATCATGCCGCGATAGCCAATGATTAGCTGAACGTTCTTTTTACCGCTCTTTTCGTTTTTATTACCAAAAGGCAGTAAATATGCATGACCGAGGGCGCTACCTGGCTCAAGTCCGAGCTGTGAACACTGTACGATCGCACTGACAAAACTCATAGTGTCACAGTTTCCTAACGCCGGAACTTTACGAATTTCTGTAGTGGCGATACGGATCATACGTTCAGCCGTCATATGGCGTGGAAGAGCTGCTGCCAGTTGCTCTTTCATTGATGGCTGGTTAATAAAACTAATCACGTCGCTATTTTTAACTGCTGCTGGTGCACGGTTTCCCTGAGTTTTTTGCAGATCGGCTTTTGCGATTGGTGGTTGCTTAGTCATTTGCATTTTCCTTAGCCCAGCGGGGCAGTGATAATGTCTTAATAGCTGGCCATTCATCGGTATTCAGGCAGTCAGACAGGGTTCGCAGATTGCGGTGATATTCCTGTTGACCTGCCAGTTTTGCTTCTTCGCCCATCATGAAAATTTCAACCGGATAACGTCCGCATTCAATAGTTGTGCTGGCAACCAGAAAAACGAAAGTTGGCTGCACTCCAAACTGTGCTTCATAACCGTCACTGTAGAATGCATCCTGAACGTGATAGCGGTAGTCGTAATAAGCGGTTTTGAATCGTTGAATATCCGCCGTAGTTTTCACGTCCATGATCCAGTGAAATTCAGGGATAATTTTGTCCGGACGGCACCGACACAAAATTCCTGTTTCAGGATCTTCCCAGTAAATTGATGATTCAGCGTGTCCGGCGCTTTCAACAAGCCATTGCCCCAGCGGCAAAGCCATAACGCTTTGATACATGAGTTCAATTTTCCGGCCTTCTTCCGCAGTGATAACCGTTTTTCCTGTGCTTGCGCATTCCATCAGAAACGCTTTCTCTTCTTCTTTTCCGGCGTTTGTACGGCGGTTAAATTCAGGTGCTACGATAAAGCGGTTACTGAATTCTTCCGGTTCAAGTACCCGGCAGTGGAAAGCAGTTCCTAAATCGAGCGTTTTTGTCTTTGTGGTGTCCACGGGGGCATTTTTACGCCACAAATATAGTGCCGGAGTATCAGCAATGTCATCGAGCTGAGACTTACTGATACCGGGACCCGCGTGGTAATTCTCATTCGAAATTCCGTAATAAATACCTGGCTCTATGTCTTCTACGATTACGGGATCTGCGACTTCGCCAGTTTCATCACTGCAATCGTGATGCGGATCGCTGCCAGCATTCTCATTGTGCGGATGTTCAGCGCCTTCCATTTCCTCCGGATCATTTTCCTTAGCTTCAACCTGACTCTCTTCATCGAATGTTTCCTGGTATGTTGCGTCGCCCATCACCGCACCACAGTCAGGGCAGTTATCCCCGCCAGTCTGGCCGCAGGCATTGCAGGCTATTTCCGGTTCCTGTTGCACTACTGGCTCAGGTTGATTCATATCTGGGCTGGTTTTTTCCGTTTCTGGCTGGTTCTGGTACACACAATCGCGAGTCTGGATCCCCTTTACCCATTTCGGATCGTTCGGGTCGCAAATTCCGTCAACAAATTCACCACGTGATGCAGCAAGCAATTTATCGGCATCGACAGGATTTTTTGATGGAATGTTTTTCCGGGCTTCATGGAGTTCTGCCCGCAGTTCCTGATATTTCGCATCAACAGAATTTACCTGTGACTGAGCATCCAGCGGCTGCGTGTCCTGATGATGTTCAGTTGCGTCCGGTTCCATTGTTTCAGCCTCTCCCTGTTCAACTGCCGTTGTTCCAGATGGTTGCGGTTTTTCTTCATCATCCTGTTTTCCTTCTTCTGTTACTCGCTGCGGCATCGGGGCAGAGGAGCGACCGCAGGCAATATCCACGATTTCCGGATCAGGGTTGGCATGATCGGTTTCAGTCAGTACTTTGTTCAGATATTCAGTGACGTGCGCGGGGATGACCTCGATCCCAATTGGTGCTTCTTTTACGGACGCAACCACGATGGCGCGGGAATAATCCAGCCCGCCAGGCATGGTGATGAATTTGTCGCGGAAAACAGAAAAGGGCGGTTTATTTTCAGCGATAATTTCCTCAATGCGTTTAGCGTGTGCCGGATGAAGGTTATAGATGTCCAGATCCATTGAACGGGCCAGTACGCCAGTGGCTACGTCGCGCGCCAGTGACGTCAGATCGTGTACGAAACCTTCGCCGCGATCGGTGAGGTTTCCGCCGCCAGCATTAGCACCGGAAGCCGTGCGAGTGATGTGTGAAACACGATTACCCTTCATCCACTCTTTTGTCAGCAGTCCTCGATCGGTGTAGTCAGCGTTCAGGTATGCTTCGAAAAAAGCAGTTATCAGTCCCAGGTTTGAATTACCAGGATTAGGGAAAACTTTGTCAGTGTCACGAACCAGTTTGTGGAGTTCGCGAATTTCCAGCGGGTCGAGCAGGCTGGTTTTGTGGGAAACAGCCAGGGCAGTAACAGCCGGTAGTTCTTCAGCCCGTGCAATGTGTAATGCCTGGAGTTCGTCGCGTGAAACGTGCGTTACTGGTTTTTCGCTGCCGTGTTGAGCAAGCCAACGAATGGGCAGTTCCTGACCGGAGACAGGTAGAAGCATGCTCTCCTCAATCTCAGTCATGTCTTCGCCGTTGATGTTGGTATTATCAGTGCTGGCTGATTTGTCTTGAACAGAGGGGGAAGGGCCGATAAATGTCATTGTGATGCCATCTTTCCCGCCTTTTTCATAGCGGTTGCAGAATTCAGTATCAAACACGCCTTCTGGCGGAAGGTCGTCAACAACGGGCAAATTGACGCGGACGGGTTTTTTAAAGTCGTCTTCATCATAATCGTTGTCATCCATTGCGGTAATGCAGCGGGAGATTGCAACAGATAATTTTTTTGCTGTAGTCCAGTAAAAACCACCTTTAATTCCTAGGCGTTTTCTTACTTTGTCATTTTTTGCTTCGCAATATAGTGCAAATTCTTCTTTATCAGTGCTCATTATTGATAAACCTCATCACAGATTTAAGGGTGAACAAATCTCTGCCATTGCTGACATATAAGAATGAAACTGGATATTTATTACGGTGCTGTTTTAAAATCCTGCCGGGATTTCGTTATTATCCTGGTGAATAACTTTATCGACCGGATAACAGTTGCCTGGAATTTTCTGTTCGGTTGCTGCTGCCATACATTCCTGCATTGTTCTGTGAACACTGACTGCAATATCAACTGGCTCTCCGGAAACAAGAAAAACCGTCAGAATAAGTGCAAATACTGGATTCATTGTGCACATCCTTTTGGCATCAGACGTAAACGGGCCAGCATTGAAACAATGCATACTTTATTTAATAACTCTCGTTCGTGTTTTCTTTTGTTAATGGCCTCTTCAGTAAATACAGGATTACTGATAGTGACACCAATTTCAAAACAACCTTCAGACGTATTAACGTTTGGTAATAACGTTTTCATTATCGCGCCCTCAACAATGAGTTTTGTGATGCGGTGCCTGGTGCCTCCAGGTGACGTTAACCAGTTAACAATTAACGCCGGATAATCCACCCATAACACTGATGCTTTTAACTGTTCCGCGTGCGCTTAGCCGCATTCACCGCATCACAAAATTCACTTTAAAAAGGGGCGGACATCAGCCGAACTTCAAGAAAAAACTGATGCCGCCAAGACTACACACAGCAATGTCGTTATTTACAACCGGAGGCGCACTCCCACCATTTAAATTTAACAGACAAAACCGACTCTTTATGGATATCGGAAATGCGCCTTCGTGTTGTGCCCGGTTTTATTTCACCACCTCCGGGCTTCGGTGGTCTCTGCTATACCCCTACAGCGAGAGCTTGTGTTAACATTTCAATACCCTTACAGTTGAGAGTTATTGAAATGTTAGAAAGTCTTTTAACATTGGCAAAATTCTTTGCCGAAAAATCAGTTAGTCGGTTTATGATTACTATAGTTATATTTTTTCTGATATTAATGTTGGTACCAGAAAACTTGTCAGAGTATCTGGAAAAGAAAAGCGCCATTCCATATTCCATGCAGCTATTTTGCTTCAGCATAGCCTTTGTCTCGACTTTAATCCTTGATAGAGTAGTAATCCTTTTCTTGAGAATGTTCTACCTGATTCGGGATTTTGTAAAAAAGCGCAAAATGCTAAAAAATCTGAATTCGCTAAATGCAGAACAAATTCGTATTATTGAATCATTCCTCCAGTTCAATGACCTACTTACGCTTTGTCCTGAAAATCAAAGTACAGCCTTGCTTGTCAGGATGGGAATAATTCGTTTTGTTAGAAAGTGTTCATTAGGCAATAGCTCCCATTTTCAACTCGATCCCGACTATGAGGAACTAATATTTGAAGCATGGAACCCTTGCACTAAGCGCTTCGAATAAGTTACTCCGCTAATGTTTTGACTAACCAGCGGCGTGCGTCACTTTCAGTTTTAAACGTCCTGCTTCTGGTATATGTCATGGCGGTGAACGTTCCATCCTGGTTGGGGAACACGCCGCACACCAGGGATTCGTTATTGCCGAGGTCGATTTTTTGCATTTTTCGCACCTCACATTTTGTTGTTGCGGATAGAGGCTTCTGCCTGCCAGAGATCCCAGTCGTTGCTGCGTAGAGCCTGTACAGCCTGGCTGTAAGTGATATCGCAACAATCCATCAAATACTGAACTACTTCGTAATGCACCATCTTATCTCTCCCCTTAACGCCGGGTGGCGGAACTAACTGCTGCACTGCAAAATTTGAATCCCGCCGTCATGTTCATACGCCTCGGGCTGGCTACTTAACCCCTTACCACTGCCTGGTAACTCGAAGTATTGCCCGGCGTTCTGTGGGGCGGGGTGGGTGGTATGCTGGAACTATAGGTAATGCCTAATTGATTGTCAATAGGCTATGCCTAATGTTTTGGGCGTAACCTAATAGGTGATGGCGACAGGAGAAAGTGATGGGGGGTTAAATAACGGAATCCAGGAGTTTTCCGTCAGACCATATAAGTTTAAGTTCCAGTTTTTGTGATGTTCTGGCTTTTCCGTTCAGATTCTAGAGCTTTCAGATACTTACCCACTTTCATTTCCATCGCTGCTATGTAGGCGCGAACATCGTGGTCAACCCAATCTGGTTCTGTAGCATTTCCAGATAACAGGAAAGCTACAATCGCTCTTATTTCATCAGAGGCTGCTTGATAAAGGTTGTTTATATCTAAAAGTTCACTTTTTGTATCTGAATTGGTGGGGGTTGGTATGGGGTATTCGTTAAGCCCCCAATGCTCTGGACCAACAACATCAGAAAAGAAACGCCATAATTCTGGAAGTTTATCTTTACTTATGGAGCCTTTCTTAATCCAGTCATAAATTGATGGTGGTTGGATTTTGAAGTGGCGTGCGACCTCCGCCTTTGATTTGACGGATCCCGATGCGATTTTTTTGTTAATGGCCTGCTCTATCGCTCGGCCTAAGTCTTTACCACTAAGCATTGCTTAATATTCTCCTATGCTCATTGTATTAGGCAATCCCTACCTTTATCGCATTAGGCATAGCCTATTGACATTTATGTTAGGCGTCGCCTAATATTTCTGTGTGTTTTTGGAGTTCATTCGATGAAAAAAGAGAACTATTCATTCAAGCAAGCTTGTGCTGTTGTCGGTGGGCAATCAGCAATGGCTAGGCTTTTAGGTGTATCACCTCCAAGCGTAAATCAATGGATCAAAGGGGTACGTCAATTGCCTGCCGAGAGATGTCCAGCAATTGAACGAGCAACAAGAGGTGAGGTTCTGTGCGAAGAGCTTCGTCCTGATATTGACTGGTCATATTTACGACGTTCGGCATGTTGTTCGCAGAATATGTCAGTGAAGCAACTAAATGACAGTAACAAATCCTCATTTGATCATACCTGAAACATCAAGAGGCAAATGATTCATGAAAATCAAGCATGAGCACATCGAATCAGTGTTGTTTGCCCTGGCAGCCGAAAAAGGGCAGGCATGGGTAGCCAATGCAATTACTGAAGAATATCTGCGCCAGGGGGGCGGCGAATTGCCCCTGGTTCCAGGCAAGGACTGGAACAATCAGCAGAATATCTATCACCGTTGGTTGAAAGGTGAAACGAAAACGCAAAGAGAAAAAATTCAGAAGCTGATCCCAGCAATTCTGGCAATCCTTCCGCGCGAGTTGCGTCACCGACTCTGCATCTTCGATACCCTGGAACGCCGTGCATTACTGGCGGCGCAGGAAGCGTTAAGTACGGCAATTGATGCGCATGATGATGCAGTCCAGGCCGTTTACCGGAAAGCGCATTTCAGCGGCGGCGGTTCTTCCGACGATTCTGTCATTGTTCATTAAGCAAAAGTTTCCATGCTGTTTGTGCTTATTCTAAGCCACCGGGCAGCATCATACGGGGCAATTATGGCCGCATTACCATACATGCAACTGTACATAGCTGATTACCTGGCTGACACCATGCATTTGTCAGCAGAGGAGCATGGTGCGTATTTGTTGCTGATGTTCAATTACTGGCAAACAGGAAAGCCAATACCTAAAAACAGGCTGGCAAAAATTGCCCGTCTGACTAACGAGCGATGGGCTGATGTTGAACCATCCTTGCAGGAGTTTTTTTGCGATAACGGCGAGGAATGGGTGCATCTTCGGATTGAGGAAGATCTGGCATCAGTCAGGGAAAAATTAACCAAAAAATCAGCCGCAGGAAAAGCATCTGTTCAGGCCAGAAGAAGCAGAAAGGAAACAGATGTTCAAACAAAACAAGAGAGAAATTTAACAGGTGTTCAAACAGATGTTGAAGTGGTGTTTGAACATGATGTCAACACAAAGGCAACTAATAAAGATACAGATAAAGATCTAAAAACAGATCCCCCCCTAAATCCCCCCCGGGGGAATCGAGGTGTCAAAAAGTTTGACCCTCTGGATATTGCTTTGCCGAACTGGATTTCTGTCTCGCTTTGGCGTGAGTGGGTTGAATTTCGCCAGGCATTGCGAAAACCGATTCGAACGGAGCAGGGCGCTAACGGGGCGATACGGGAGCTGGAAAAATTCCGCCAGCAGGGTTTTTCACCTGAGCAGGTGATTCGACACAGCATCGCCAATGAATACCAGGGCTTGTTCGCGCCGAAAGGTGTTCGACCTGAGACGTTACTCCGACAGGTTAACACCGTCTCGTTACCGGATAGTGCGATCCCGCCAGGCTTCAGGGGGTAACTGACCATGAAAAATATTGCGACAGGCGACGTTCTTGAACGTATCCGCAGACTGGCCCCGTCACATGTAACCGCGCCATTCAAGACGGTAGCGGAGTGGCGCGAGTGGCAACTTTCCGAAGGCCAGAAACGTTGTGAGGAGATCAACCGTCAGAATCGTCAGTTGCGGGTGGAAAAAATTCTGAATCGCTCTGGCATCCAGCCATTGCACCGCAAATGCTCGTTTTCGAATTACCAGGTGCAGAACGAAGCGCAGCGATACGCGTTGAGTCAGGCGAAATCCATCGCTGATGAACTGATGACCGGGTGTACAAATTTTGCGTTCAGCGGAAAACCTGGTACCGGGAAGAACCACTTAGCGGCAGCTATCGGGAATCGCCTGCTGAAAGACGGTCAGACAGTGATTGTGGTTACCGTGGCTGATGTTATGAGTGCCCTGCACGCCAGCTATGACGATGGGCAGTCAGGCGAAAAATTTTTGCGGGAACTGTGCGAAGTGGATCTGCTGGTTCTTGATGAAATTGGCATTCAGCGCGAGACGAAAAACGAGCAGGTGGTACTGCACCAGATTGTTGATCGCCGGACAGCGTCGATGCGCAGCGTGGGGATGCTGACAAACCTGAACTATGAGGCCATGAAAACATTGCTCGGCGAGCGGATTATGGATCGCATGACCATGAACGGCGGGCGATGGGTGAATTTTAACTGGGAGAGCTGGCGTCCGAATGTCGTCCAGCCAGGAATTGCGAAGTAATTTTTACCGGGAGAAAAATTTAATGGAGACTGTTTTTGACGCACTGAAAGCAATGGGAAAAGCCACATCCATAGAACTTGCTGCGCGACTTGATATCAGTCGTGAAGAAGTGCTGAACGAACTATGGGAACTGAAAAAGGCTGGTTTTGTTGATAAAAGCGCGTACACCTGGCGTGTGGCTGATAACAACGTTCAGCAGGAACAGCCAGCGCAGGCAGAACTGCCGGAAGAAACCACCACAGCAACAGTAGCGAAAATCTCAGAGTGCGATTTAACCGCGACGATTGAACAACGTGGACCACAAACGGCGGATGAGTTGGCTACATGGTTCGGTACCACATCACGCAAAGTGGCTTCAACGCTGGCAATGGCTATCAGCAAAGGGCGTCTGATTCGCGTCAATCAGAATGGTAAATTTCGCTACTGCATGCCGGGCAATAATTTACCAGCAGAGCCGAAAATTGCATCGGTAACGGAAAATGATGGTAAAGCCTTTCCTCAGCCAGCAGGTGTTGCGTTACCAGTACAGGAAGCTGCAACACAGGAAGATATTAAAACAGAAACTGTGGCGGACATTGTGCAGTCGTTGCCACCGTTCGCCGAAACGCAAGCGGATGACCTGGTTTTACCATCGCTGCATATGGCAAACCGCGAACTGCGTCGGGCGAAAAGTCATGTCCAGAAGTGGGAGCGTGTCTGCGCCGCGCTGCGGGAGCTGAATAAGCACCGGGATATTGTTCGACAGATTGTTGATTCCTCCAGTCGTATTGTGTCGGAAAAGTGATTCCTGGGGAGGGCTTATGGCAAAAGTATTTACACAGGAAGAGCGAGAAAAAATTAAAGGGCAGGTTGTTGAGCTAGTACGCCGGAGTGGGCGCGAGACGTTACGACAACTGGAAGCTAAGACAGGTGCGACAAGATATTTAATGAGCGTTCTCGCAAGAGAACTGGTCGCCAGTGGTGATGTATACAACTCTGGCTACGGGTTATTTCCCTCTGAACAGGCTCGTAAGGACTGGCAAAACGCCCGCAAAAAACTATCGAGGGCAAAGGTGAAGAAACCGGTTGTAGTTGATCCTGACCTTATCTGGTCATTACCCGACGGAGAAATACGTCGCTACGACAGGCGTATGAACATAATCTGTCGCGAGTGCCGGAAAAGCGAAGCTATGCAGCGAGTGCTGGCGTTTTATCAGGGGAAATTTCAGGAGGTGATGCTGTGAGCGAATCAAAATGTCAGGTTAATGGCAATCAGATAGAACCATGTGCGGTACTGGCAAAAGCCCTTGAGCATGATGCTGAATACACGAAGCGAAAAGGTCTGCTGATATACAAAATCTGGAATGAGAATTTAACTCGCGCCCCTGATTTGGTGACGTTGCGCTCCGGTGAATTTTCTAAATCACCAGTTCGGGTTTCATTTTGCCCGTTCTGCGGTGAAAGTCTGAAAACGTGGGAGAACAGAAATGAATGAAATTAGAGAAATACCAGTAGAACGTGATGAATATGGCTGCTGGGCACATCCTGAATATGAAAAATTCTGTGACGGTCGGGAATATATTTCAACGGAAGAGTTTAACGCCTGGATGGAGGAAAATAATCTTCAATACGTCCTCTGCTTCAGAGATGAAGGATGTGCTGACCTTGATGCGTGTGATGCTGATATTTCTGCATGGGAACCGGAACGACCAGAAGGCAATGGATGGTTTATTGGTTCAATACATGACACCGAAGATGGCCCGGTTTGTGTATGGCTGAGAAATAAGGCCGAAGCATAAAGGCTATAAACCGACTAACAACTAAATACTGAAGATTTAAATCAGAAACGATTTTTATTAAATCCTTAACCGGAGGGATTCTGCACCCTCAGAACATCAGGAGGCCGTCTGAAAGGGCGGAACAGATAATGCTTACGTTGAAACATTTTATCGACATACCAACATGGTTAGCCGTCATTGCTTTTGTTAAAATACACATCTACTTTTCTGTGCAATGTTTAACCACTGGTCATATCAAATGGCATTCATGCGAACCATGATATAGAATCATGGCTTGAGAGAGTCGATGAAAGCGCAACTATGGTATGAGAGACATTGATGTAAGAAAGGCTGTGCATGCCAAGATTCTGAGAGATCATCATAAAGATCCTGACACCCTAATCATTGATGAGTTTACGATGAATCTAGGGGCTAGCAGAGCTGATATAGCAGTGATCAATGGGCTTATACATGGTTATGAGTTGAAGAGCAAGAGTGATAACTTGCTCAGATTACCAGCGCAGGTGCAACATTACTCATCTGTGATGGATAAAGTAACGTTGGTTGTCTCTGATTGCCATCTTTATGATGCTTTAAGCATAGTTCCATCATGGTGGGGGATAAAGCAAGTTACGCAAGGTGCACGGCAAGGTATCCATTTAAAAACAATTCGAACTAGCAAGTTGAATCCACAAGTGGACAAACTTTCCTTAACAATGCTTCTTTGGAAAGATGAATTGCTTTCCCTATTAAGTGATGCAGGGGAGCTACAGAATTTGAAAAATAAACCTAAACGCGTCTTATGGTCAAAACTCGCCAATAGTATGGATGTTGGCGAGCTTCGTGAAGCTGTTCGAGTTAAACTTAAAGCCCGTAAAGAGTGGCGAGTTGCTCAACAACCTTAGTTATGTGATGGTTTTGCCCAATCCTACGCCATACCTCTGGGCTACCAAATTTATAGTTACCAGAGGGATTGGCTTTGTAGGCTTGATACTCGTTTGCATAATATTCTATGTCTCTATCTCCCGCACAGAATGTAGGCCCTGAATATTCTCGATGAGCAAGAATATCCTCACTATGTTTACCATATTGTTCATAACCAAAGCGATTAGCTACTCTTCCTCGAAATACCCAAAAGTCATTATCTCCAGAGTATCTGACGCTGGCAGATACGCTAGGGAATCGCGTCGAAAGCCTATTAAAGTCGGGGTGCTGTACTCCATAATCACTATAAATCACATTTCTGGCAAGTTCTTTTCTATTCATTAAACTCTGCCATAAAATCCACTCGATTCGAGGTTGAGAATATAGACCAACAGAAATATCACTGAGATCTGTAGGAAATGAACCCCCAGAAAGAATCACTTTTCTGTATTCATTGAGGTGCGCCAGATTGTTTATCAATCCCATTGCCAAAGTATATAGTTCGCCGGAATTAAGTTTATCCTCGGTTAACTCATCTCTTAAGTCAATAATTATATCAATATTTGATAAAGGAATTCCCAGATGATTAATGTAATGCGTTATTAATTGTGGGTTAACCAGATCTAACGTGGTTAATCTCAAGCATATTTCATTCTGCATTAATTCATCAATCGCTCTTTTATAGTTAGATGGGCGAGTTGGTGAACTGACAGGAATAACTCTTATCCCCATATCTCTAACTTGATTAACCGCATTTATTATAGGGTAATGATCTTCAGGAGAAATAAAATGCTCTTCAATTAATAATCCATCAATATAAACACCTTGCATATCTGAGCAAGATTTTGAGACTTTCTTTCCGAACTCTATAAGAGTCTCGTTATAACTCTTTAAGGCAATACCTGAATCAGGGTCAATTGGCACTGGTTCAATTTCGAGTAATGGCAAAATTTTTGATTTCTTTTCAATGGATAGCTGCGATAAAGCTGATAACTCAGAACGTTTCGCTTTCAGAATAGGAATATATGAAATTGTCATGTTAATACCTTATACAGAATCAATTAACAATTAATGGTTCTTCGGACATTGAAATTTATTTCGCAAAAATTGGCAAATTCTCCTCGACTACTCACTTGTGGGTATCCTGGCGTAAAAGGAATGACTTGGCAATACCCGGTGTGATCATAAGTCATTGAAAATGATCATTTTTATCAGTCTTTCTTCCATGATGAATGCTAATGCCATTTGATTTGTTGAGGTGAAAACTGTTAAAAATCAAAACGATGTAATTGAAATGAACGTTCGGTAGCATTCACGCTTTAAATGTTTCTTTTGTGCTGATTGGATGAATTTCGGTCACTTATGATGAGAGATGTTGCAGGAAAAGAAGTTGGCATTGATCTATTGGATAGTTAGAATTGCTGCGGGTGCTTGAGGCTATCTGCCTCAGGCATGAACACCAAAAGGCAGATAGAGAAAAGCCCCAGTTAACATTACGCGTCCGGCAAGACGCTTAACATTAATCTGAGGCCAATTTCATGCTTTGCACATGTAGGTTAGCCTCTTACGTGTCGAAAGGCAAGGAGAAGCAGGCTATGAAGCAGCAAAAGGCGATGTTAATCGCCCTGATCGTCATCTGTTTAACCGTCATTGTGACGGCGCTGGTAACGAGGAAAGACCTCTGCGAGGTACGAATCCGAACCGGGCAGACGGAGGTCGCTGTCTTCACAGCTTACGAACCTGAGGAGTAAGAGACCGGGCGAGGGAGAAATCCCTCGCCACCTCTGATGTATTATGCATCCTCAACGCACCCACACTTAACCAGCTTTGGCGGGTTTATTTTATCTGTAAATATTTTTATAAAAATAATGCCCACGCACAGCATAAAACAAAAAGTATTACAGATAAAAAAGGAGCGTAATGTGCAGATTTGTTGTTTTCCATATTTACTCACCTTAATATGATTAATCCTGATAGGGTTGTTATTTCAGTGGTTTTCAAATGAGATATTATGGTGATCTGGTAGATTTGCATAACATTAAAATTTAATTTGTTTAACCGCTTTTAATAATAAGCGTTGTTTTTATCCCAGCAATCTGTTGTTTGGTTTTTATTCCATCAATGTGGGGGCTTTACACTGGAATCAGTTTATTTATACTTTATACGTCGGCCTGAACAACTGGCATCTGCTGCACTGCGCCATCGAGAGATTGAGAAATGGCGCATATACAACTGGTCAAACAAACTTCTTCTGGTTTACTTCTCCCGGCGACGCCGGAGAGTTGCGATTTTCTGCATCAAATCAAAATAGGTGAGTGGATACACGCAGACTTTAAGCGTGTGCGTAACTACGCATTCCACAAGCGTTTTTTCAAACTCCTGCAACTGGGTTTCGATTACTGGACTCCGGTCGGTGGGGCGATCACGCCTAGCGAACGAAAACTGGTGTCCGGTTTCGTTGATTACCTGTGTGAATCAGTAGGCCGGGAACATACGCCAGCTCTGAGCGAAGCCGCAGAGCAATATCTGAATACAGTTGCGACACGCAGAACCCGTGATACGGCATTGCTAATGTCGTTTGAGGCTTTCCGCGAGTGGGTAACCATTCAGGCCGGATTTTACACCGAGCATATTTATCCGGACGGTAGCCGTGGGCGCAGGGCGAAATCCATCGCGTTTGCGAATATGGACGAAACCGAGTTTCAGCAGGTTTATAAATCTGTACTGAATGTGCTGTGGAACTGGATTCTGTTCCGTAAATTTTCCTCTCCGGAACAGGTCGAAAATGTGGCCGCGCAGCTACTGGAGTTTGCGTAATGGTGGATTTACGTAAAGCGGCGCGGGGCCAGATGTGCCAGGTCAGAATTCCTGGCTACTGCAATCACAATCCCGAAACGTCTGTGCTGGCGCATTACCGACTGGCGGGAACGTGCGGAACGGCGATAAAGCCACACGATATGCAGGCAGCGATTGCCTGTAGCTCGTGCCACGATTTAATCGACGGGCGGGTAAAAACAAGCGATTACACCAAAGAAGAATTACGCCTGATGCATGCAGAAGGTGTTTTTCGCACGCAAGAAATCTGGAGAAAGGAAGGTTATTTATGATTTACCCAACAAATACAGGCAAAAGCGGGGAACACCTTCGTCTCACCACGCTGGAAAGTGTCTGGATTCAGGGAAAACTGCGCATGTGGGGGCGCTGGTCGTATATTGGCGGCGGTAAGACGGGGAATATGTTCAACCAGTTGTTGGCCTCTAAAAAGCTGACAAAAACGGCAATTAACGAGGCGCTCCGGAGGATGAAAAAAGCAGGTCTGAACAAGTCTGAACTTGAGGCTTTTTTGCGGGATATGATTAACGGTAAGCAAAAGAGCTGGCTGGCGCATTGTACTGATGCAGAGGCGTTATGTATTGATCGGGTCATAAGTGAGGTGCTGGCAGAGCATCCAGGATTGATTAGCGTCCTTCGTCAACGGTATGAGGGGCGGGGGATGACCAAACGCAAAATGGCTGAATTGCTAAATGATGCACACCCAGAGTGGTGTTTTAGCACATGCGAAAAGCGAATTGCTAATTGGTTGGCCGTTGCTGAGTATGCGCTATACATTCCTATGCGAGAATCATTCGCTCAAAAAACGGCTTGATTTTTTACGCATAAACCGCTTCAATTTTGCTAAGCTTCGCAAAGCTGTATCGCGAGGTGAACCAAGCGCATGAACTTTGATACAACCCGCCATTGAGCGGGTTTTTTATGTCCGAAAAACGGCAGAGAACATAAAACGTGCTGGTGGTTGCGAATACTGGTCTTTCGGCTTGTATTTTTGTAAATCGATATATACTTATCTTGTGACCAGTAATGTCAGGGCAATTGATATGAATGAAGCCTGTTCTGTTGTTTTTGTTCATTCCCCGTTTGTTGTGCTCTTTGAAGGAAAAGAGCTCTCTCTTGAAAGTGGTAGTGCACTTCTTGTCAGGGGGGGAGCTGGATCGTTATTGCCCTTTTCGGAATGTTTTCGGCGAATAAGTCTCAGTGAATCGACAATTAGCCGTTACCTGTTGTGTGGAGACGAAAAACAGGATGTAGTTTTAGTCCGGCAAATACCACGATATCTTTGCGTGAGTTTTCCGAAGGCAGAATTGATGGGCATCCTGATTGATTATCTTTGTGAGGAAAAGATTCATACGGACAATTTAGCGGAAATGCTTTCCTTTTCGTGTCTGGCGTTTTTCTCATCAGAGAAAATGTTTTCGTCGTTTCTGACCGCGTGTATTGGCAATATTAGTGACAGGCTTAGTGCATTGTTTCGTACGGACATTGCAGCAAACTGGACTCTGAGAGATGTGTCTTCGCGGTTATGTATCAGTGAAAGTTTGTTAAAAAAAAGACTGAAAGAAGAAGGCACCTGTTTCAGTGAGTTGTTGCTTACAGAGAGAATGAGAATGGCAGCAATGCTGTTGAATCAATCTCGTTGCGCCATCAACAGAATCGCTGCTCAGTGTGGCTATAATTTTACATCTTATTTTATCAGCGTATTCAGGAGTTATTTTGGTGTTACACCGGCAGGTTACAGGATGGCTGCATTCAATGAGATGAGTTTAAGTGTTACTCAAGAATAATTGAATTTTGCACTCATTGAAAACAGGCTCGCTGCGGCGGGCCTTTTTTATATCCGCGCCACGTCCGGCGCACATCACATCAGATAACACCACACAAAAGGTATCTGCGGGTGCCTTTGACGGGGTGTTGTTTTTTTACGGGCCGACAGTGGCCCTTTTTTATTTACAGGAGAAAAAGTATGTCTGAACCCTTATCCGGTTCCGGCACGGCTGCGGCGCTCGGCGGGGCGACGGTATTCGGGCTGTTTACCGGAACGGATTTCGGGATTGTGTTTGGCGCATTTGCCGGGGCGCTGTTTGTGGCCACAATGCCGCAGGCACTATCTGCCTGGCGTGTGGCAGCGCATTTTCTGGTGTCGTTTATCGTTGGCGTGCTGGGTGCGCATGTGCTGTCAGCCTGGATTGCATCAAAAACAGGTTATGACGGTACATCGGCGGATGCACTGTGTGCGGTGCTGGTGGCGGTGGTGTCGGTGAAGATTCTCTCGTTCATCCACCAGCAGGATATTGCATCGCTGGTGTCCGGCCTGTTCTCCCGCCTGCGGGGTGGAGGAGGCGGCAATGTTAAGTAACCTTCCCGGATTGCTGAATGTGGCGTTATGCACGGTTATCGTGCTGACGCTCTTTTTTTATCGTCGTCGTGATTCCAGACATAAACCGCTGATGTCATGGCTGGCCTGGTTGCTGATGCTGCTGTATGCCTTTGCGCCCCTCAGCTATCTGTGTGGTCGCCCGTTAGCAACGGGCTGGCTGGAAGTGTTTTTTAACCTGCTGTTCTGCGTGCTGGTGGTTCGTGCTCGTGGGAACGTTTCAAAAATCTTTGTATTACGAAGGCGCTGAGATGAAGTCGAAAGATGAAATTTTTGATGCTGTTCTTGGCAAAGAGGGCGGCTACGTCAACCACCCTGATGATAAAGGTGGTCCGACTAAATGGGGCATTACTGGAAAAGTTGCCCGTGCACACGGTTATCAGGGGGATATTCGTGACCTGACGCGTGGGCAGGCCCTCGAAATTCTTGAAGCGGACTACTGGTACGGGCCACGTTTTCACAAGGTTGCGAGCCTGTCTCCGGAGATCGCTGCTGAATTGTGTGATACCGGCGTAAACATGGGGCCGTCAGTGGCATCCAGAATGCTTCAGCGCTGGCTTAATGTATTTAACCAGAAAGGAGAGTTGTATCCGGACATTGATGCAGATGGTTGTATCGGCCCACGTACCATTAATGCGTTACGCGCCTATTTGTCAAAACGTGGCAGGGATGGTGAGTTGGTGATTCTGACAGCGCTAAACTGTACGCAGGGAGATCGCTACCTTGAACTGGCAGAAAAACGTGAGGCTAATGAATCGTTCGTGTATGGCTGGATGAAAGAGCGCGTGGTGGTGTAGTTGGCATTAATGAGGCCAGTAAATCCAACCTGCGGTTAGCTTGTTATTAGACTTACCGAACAAGAAAAACGACTGGAGAAAGAGTTCGGTTTTTATACCAAACAAAGAGGAGAATATGAATCAGTGAGTACAGAGAAAAATCCTCGGCAGATCGTATAAATCTTCTTTTAAAGCCGTCCGTTATGAAAGGAATAGAAAAGAAAGTAACTGCACGTCTTTATGTGACACGGTCTGCTTTTGCTATTTTTCTTTTGGAGGTTGTTATTTGCGCATCAAGTGCAGATAGAGTTGCCCATCGAGATGGGCAACTTATGATATTATTGTGAGCAATATACCCGAGCTTCCAGCGGAGTATAAATGCCGAAAGTGATAAAACCGAGCAATCCATTTACGAATGTTTGCTGGGTTTCAGTCTTAACAACTTTTTCTGCGCCACCACAAATTTTGGCTGCATCGACAGTTTTCTTCTGACCAATTCCAGAAACGAAGAAATGATGAGTGATGGTTTCCTTCGGTGTTACTGTTGTCGGTTGGTTTTCAACAGTAAACGTCTGTTGAGCACATCCAGAGATAAGCAGGGCCAGCGTGAAAGTGAGTAGCGTTTTTTTCATAGTGTTATTCCCGTTGTGTTTTTAAGGTTGTTGAATCGTATTTGTAGAAATTTAAACAAAACCTAAACAATGAGTTGAAATCTCATATTTTTAATGTTTATTAAAGTATGCCAGATGTGCTGTATTTTCATTGTATTCCCGGATTAACTATGTCCTCAGTACCGACTGGTAACTCCTGTGTGGGAGTGCCGGATAGTGAGGGGGATTAAACCGGGCGATATGGTTTAGCGTGGAAAAAATTGTGTCGTGTTCTGAATGCTTTCGGTAAACAATAATGAGTTGTCAAAGGTATAGTAATACCTTTTGTGTTCATGGACATTTGTAACCCATCGGAAAACTCCAGCCTTAGCCAGATTTTCCCTGTATTCATGAAATGTGATTTCTCTTGATTTCAACTTATGAGAGTAAGTTTCTATAAGTCGCGTGTCTCTGCGAAATTTAACATTCACAACCTCCTCAAGTCCTTTTATTAACACTGCGTTATCATTTTTCAATACAACGTGAATATTACCTGTGGCTAAATAGTAAATGTAATGTGAGACATTGTGACGTTTTAGTTCAGAGTAAAATCGGTCACAGTTTAAATCTTTCCGCACTTGATCAAATATTTCTTTAAAAAGGGCAACCTGAGCCAT